GCATGCTCTTTTATTATATATACTCTTAGTTAAATAAAGATTATTAGAAAAGAAAACATCTTCATTACCACTGAATAATGGTAGCCATTTTTTATTATAAAGTACTTTAAGCATTGCCGACTTTTTGCGGAAGCTTAACCCACCATTACCGCCATGCTCTTGGAACTTCCAAGGAGCGCCAAGGTATTCGAACTCCTCAAACGATGAATCCCATTTACGCAAAATCTCGCTATCATGTTGAAAGATTAATATATTTTCTTCTTCTATTTTATTCCAAAAATCAACAGAAGTTAAAAGCCTATTGTAATCCTCCGTGCTCATTCTATCAGCTACATAGATAAACTTCATTTTGAAGTTCACCTGGCTGAGTAGTAAGTTTACATAATCACTCCCGAATACATAAAGCTTTGTATCTTCCGGGAGGAATTTAAGATGGCCCTCAATAATCTGTTTCAGATTTTCAAGAGGTCTGGTTTCTACTATGACAGCGGCTAAACTCATAATCTTATAAATTCGTGTTCAATATCACTTAACAATTCTCTGATTCCTTGATGCTGCGTTTCATAACCGCCATCAATTTTATCTGTAGCAAAGTTATCATTTTTTCCTTCAGTTATAGAATCGAAACCAATCATTCTTATTTTATTTGCACCAAAGTATTTAGCAATTTTAATTGCTGATAAAGCCTACTGTTTAGAGGTTGAAACTAAATTACGCCCTGCCAATCAAATAGGCTGGAATGTAGTTAGTGGAGGTGGAAATCCTCCTAGCGATAATGTTTGGAATAAAGGTCGTAAAATACCTAATGAAGAATTAGCTAATATGAAAGCAAAAGGATTTGGATTTGATAAAGGGCATAAAACTTGGAACGCAGGACTTGAATATTCTGAAGAAATGAAAGCTAAGATGTACGATATTGGCGCTTACACAAGAGGGAAAACAGCTCACAACAAAGGTGTTCCAGCTTTGCCACATGTAATAGAAGCAGTTAGGAAAGCAAGTCTTGGTAGAGCTATTTCAAAAGAAACAAAAAATAAAATGTCTTTAGCAAATAAAGGTAGAGTTTTTCAAAAAGTAACTTGTCCTAATTGTAAAAAAACAGGTGGGCTAACTGCAATGAAGCGTTGGCACTTTGATAAATGTACTGGAAATAAACAATTTAATGCTAGAACAACTGTTTTTGGTAAACGTGTATTTTTAGGTAATTTTGCCACTAAAGAATTAGCTACTTTAGCTATTCAAACGTATCGTAAGGAGAATGGTTGTGGGTGATATAGTTTTAGCAGGATTAACATCAGGAACATGCACTTTGCATCCAAAGGATGTAAGTGGAAGTACGGTCTTAACTTTACCCACAACTTCAGCGACTTTAATCACGGACAGTTCGGGCATACTGAACATAGGCTCAGGTCAGTTGTATAAAGATGCCAGTGGTAACGTGGGGATCGGTACGAGTAGTCCTGCAAACAAGTTTCAAGTAAGTTATACCACCACAGCCCCTTCAGTATCGTCAGATGCGGGCGCAGGACTTTCCCTACTTGGTTCTAGTAGTGAAAGGCTTAACTTTGGTAATTACATTGGCGCTCCATATGGTTCATGGATACAAACAAGTAATGCTGCCGGAAGTACTTACCCAATTTCATTGAACCCGCTTGGTGGTTCAGTTGGCATTGGAGTTCAAGCCCCGTTAGTTACTTTAGATGTTAGGTCGCCAGCCGGTACAACGGCTAATTTTTGGGGTAATAACGCTAATAATTTTATATCAATTTCAGATAACAATGGGACAAACGCTGCGGGTTTTGGATCAATAGCTGGAGGCAACTGGTATTTGTACACAACTGGTTATGGTGCTTTTTATACTGGCGGCGCAGAACGCATGCGCATCGGCTCCTCAGGGAACGTGGGGATAGGGACGAGTAGTCCTGCTGCACACGTAAAACTAGCTGTTAATGGGACAATCCAAATAGGTACAGGGACTTCATCTAGTGCTGGCTGTATTTTCTCAAATGCTAACTTCGGAATGTTATTTCAAGCATTACAAGCCTCTCCCGGATTAGCAGATTTTGCGTGGTTTAATTCTGCTGGCACAGAACGCATGCGCATCGACTCCTCAGGCAACGTGGGGATTGGTCTTACTTCTCCTACAGGAAAATTAGATGTAGCAGGAACAATAAAAACTTTAGGTTATACAGTAGCCACATTACCAACAGGTGTAGTTGGTGCGAGAGCCTATGTAACTGATGCATTAACTCCTGTTTTTGGGGCAACAGTCGTAACAGGTGGTGCAGTAACCATACCTGTATTTTATAATGGTACAAATTGGATAGTAGGATAATAAAATGATTACAAACACTTGGAACATCGTAGCTTTAAATTGCAAACCAGATGTCAACGGTATGCTTGATTATGTCGTTACCTCACATTGGACTTTAACAGCTACAGACGGCACTTACACAGGATCAGTATATGGAACAGCATCATTTGAAGTTGATCCTGACAAGCCTAATTATGTGCCTTATGCAGACTTAACTTTAGATCAAGTGGTTGCTTGGACACAAGATGCTTTGGGAGAAGAGCAAGTAGCATCATATGAAGCAAATGTAGCAAGTCAAATTGAAGCACAAATAAATCCAACTATTGTCACTCCGCAATTACCTTGGGTAGCTTAATGATTAACCTAGAATTATCAGTTCAAGAAATAAACTTAATCCTACAAGCATTGGGTCAAGCTCCTTATGTGCAAGTAGCAGAACTTGTAGAGAAAATAAAAGCACAAGCTGTGCCTCAAGTAGAGGCGTTACCTAAAGAAGAGGTTGCTGAGTAATATGAAAATAGATTGGTCAGAAGCATCAACTAAACGTGGTCTTATTTGGGTAGGCACAGCTATTGTGGGTGCAGTTCTTATTTTTATGGGTAAGCCTATAGATCAATTATTATTGCTTGCTAGTGGCGTTGCTGGTGGTCTTGGTATGATGCTTAAAGACTAATGTTTGGGCTAACCGCTTTTGCGCAATCTCCATTTGCTGATTTTGAGCATAATATAGCATCGCATGGAAATTATTTATACGCAGGATTAGACGCTAATATTCTTAATAATAGAAGCATAACTGCATTAAATGGTGTTTATAATTACACAGGATCGGCAAGCAGTTTACTTGTTAATAGAAACTTAATAGCAGCCAGCGCAGTAAATAGGACGATTGCTTTTTCAGAATTACCTTTTGCTGGACTTGATTTAGTAACACAAAATAAATCTTATACATATATAGGATTAACATCAGATTTACTGGTTAATAGGATTTTAAGCGCATTACATGGAACTTATGCTTATACAGGCATGAATTCTGTTTCATCGCAAACAATGACAGCGTTAAATGGCGTTTATAACTATACAGGAAATAATGCAAGTTTACTTAAAGATTTTAAAGTCTATGCCATTAATGGGGAATATAATTATGTAGGCTTTACATCAAGAAGAAAGAAATTTATTGGTAACTGGGAGATAGGAGAGGATTTTGTTGATGTATGGACTTGTCAGGACGATAATACTTCATCAGTATGGACAAAACAAACACCACCAACTGCAACTTGGAATTAAAAAATGAATTATGCAGACATTGTAAGTTTAACGCTTGGTTATGCTGATAGGCAAGATACAGAGGTGACATCTCGCATTGATCTATTTATGCGTGTTACTGAGGCTCGCATTAATAGGCTTCTTATGACGCTTGATATGTCATGCAGAGCTACAACACCAATGAGCAGTACAACTGAATATTATTCATTGCCAATCAACTATTCTGTTATGCGCTCTATTAAGGTTATTGATAATAATAACTCAAAAAGTAGAGTAACTTTGTTGCAAGTCAATCCAGAACAGATGGCAAACATCATTAACAATGGTGAAACACAATTTCCATGCTATACCGTTATTTCAGGTGATATTCATGTACAACCTTTTTATGATGATACTCATTCATTAGAGATTGATTACTTTCAAACATTGCCACCATTATCAACTAGCATAACAACCAACTGGCTTTCTGACTCAAATCCAGATACTTATATTTTTGGATTATTAGTTGAGATCAACAGTTTTATTAAAGATGCAAACTCAGCTAATATGTGGGACGCTAGATTTAATCAAGCATTAAGTGAAATAACAAACAATGATTCCAAGTCTACTTGGTCAGGCACTTCTTTAACTACTTTCCCAGGGTAAATATTATGGGTTTAGAAACAGGCTCAACCATATCAAGTTTTATTACATCAAACCCAACCAGTTCTGATCCAGTCAATCAAGGTGATGACCATATAAGATTAATAAAGTCAGTGCTACAGGCACAGTTTCCTGGGTCTACTAGCAATGGGTTTAATACAGCAATTACAGCAACAGAGGCTGAGTTAAATTCACTTCATACTGGCGACATAACAACAATACTACCAGCTGTTTCTGGTTATGTTATAGGCGCAAATTCTCCTATATTAGTTACGGATACTTTATTGGGTGCGCTAGGTAAGGCACAAGGACAAATAGATGCAAGAAGTGCAATTACAGGTAATGAGATAGTCACTGATGTACAAAGTGTTAATGGGCTAAAAGTATCAAGCGGTGTAATTGATACGGTTGGTTATTTAACACTTAGTCAGCCATATACCATTCAGACTCTTGGAACTACATCAAATGCACAGTGGAATACTATTGCTGGAACTACTAACGTAGCTGCTGGATCATTTGTACCAGGTAGAACATACGTTATTGTTTCACCAGGTACGACAGACTTTACACTAATTGGTGCAGCAAATAATACCATTGGTACTTCATTTGTAGCATTAGGCGCAGGGTCTGGTTCTGGCACTGCCTTACAAACCTACTTGGTTGGTTCTACGTTTACTTGTGCCGATATTGGTACAGCAATGGGAACAGGAACGGCATTTAGAATTACTAATACTACTGCTCAACTGGTAACATCGGGAGCATTTATAGTAACTGCAACATATATTATTCAGTCTATTGGCACGACAGACTTTACACTAATTGGCGCAGCATCTAACACGATAGGATTATCGTTTGTTGCTACAGGCGTAGGTGCAGGAACAGGAAAGGCATATAGAGTCAATAGTTTAGGTCTGTCAGGTTCAGTAGTATTGCCAGTAGCTCCTGCCATAATATCGCCTACAATATCAGGTGCTGTTATGAGTACAATGGCATCTAGTGTATTAACTTCAGGCACAGCAGTTACAGTTTCAGGTGCAACAACATCATTTACTGATATTCCAAGTTGGGCTAAGCGCATAACTATTTTATTAAATGGAGTTACAACAGTAGGTACAGGAATACCAGCTATTAGAGCAGGAGCTGGAAGTTATGAAGCATCAGGATATTCTGGAGCAAATGTAAAAGTAGGAGCGGCTAATACTACAGATGGTGCAGCAAGTGCAACAACTTCATGGGATATAGTTAATAGTGCTTCTTCTTCTTATATTTATACTGGTCAACTTGTAATAACAAAATTTTCTGGAAATCAATATATTATTTCTGGACTTTTACAATTCAGTACTAATACTGGATTAATAGTAAATGGAACTAAAACTTTTGCAGGGACAATAGACAGAGTTCAATTACTAATGTCTACAGGGACAGATACATTTAATGGTGGAACTATGAATATTATGTGGGAATAATTCTCATGCCATTATTAAAGATTAATAATTTAGGGTTACAAAATGTTAATTTTGATTTAGAGCCTTGTGATCTTCCTCCTGAAGTATTTACTTACGGGACAAATTACAGGCTTTTAAATAACAAGATTAAATCATCAAACATGTCTAAAACATTGGCTACACCACCAGCTAATTTTAAGGCAGGTTTAATCATGTCAGTCAATGTGGCAAGCGGTAATTTCTATGTACTACTAGGTCAGTCAGCAGCATGGGTCTATAACGGATCAGCATGGACAGCGATAACTTCTTCAACAGGGTATCCAGGCATAAGCACAAATGGAGAGTTGTATTGGCATGGGTGTATGTTGGGAAGTATTCCGATTGTTAATAATAGACAGCATTATCCTGAGTATTGGTCACCACAACAGACATCACAAAAACTTCAACCACTTAATTTTGGTTCTTCATCTACGTTAAGTATAACAAATTATATTGGGGCAGGAACAACAACTGTTACAGGAACAGTTGCTTCAACTTATGGTTATTCAATAGGAGATACTCTTACAATATCAGGAGCAACTGGAACAGAACAAACAAAATTAAATGGCGTGTGGTTAATTGCTAACGTACCTACAAGTACAACTTTTACTTTTGTTGTAACAGTATCTGTTGCAGCAGGAACATTGACTACAACATTAGGTACAACAACTAAATCTGGTCAGACTTGGCAATCAAAAGGTTACAGTGCAAATATTATACGTTCGCATAAAGAATTTTTATTTGCTCTCAATTTATCAGAAGGAGGAACAACTCTTTCATCGACTTACCGATGGAGTCATCCTGCTGATGTAAATGGTCTTCCTTATACTTGGGATGAAACAGATTTAGCATCTATAGCAGGAAAGTCATCTATTGGTGGTGATATGGGTGCATTGATTGATGGTAAGACTTTAAGAAATTCATTTTGTTTATATTCAGAGCGTGGAATAACAGTATTAAATTATGTTGGTGGCGAATTTGTATGGCAAGCACAAACTCTAACATCAAATCATGGGTTATTAGCTAAAAACTGCGTAGCAGAGGCTAATGGTGTGCATTATTTCTTATCTGATGGTGATATATTATCTAATGATGGAAACTCTATACAGTCTATCTTAAATAAACAATTAAAAACACGATTAACAACAAACATAGATTCTACCTATTATGCTAACTCGTTTGCTTTAACAAATCCTATCACTAAAGAGATTTGGTTCTGTATTCCAGAGGTAGGCAATACATTACCTAATATTGCGTTTATATTTAACTATGTTGACGGCACTACATCAATTAGAAATATACCAAGCACAACTACTGGTCTGGCATTTGGTGTGAATCTTGGTGTACCTTTACTATGGAGTAATATAACAGACACTTGGGATACCTCATCAAAGGTTTGGACGTATGACCCTACTTCTATATTCTCTCGGACTATTGTAAGTACAAATAACGTTAATAGCGCAATAGTTTCACTAGAGCTAGACGATAACACTACTGTTCAAAATACGGTGCTAGAAAGGCTTAGTTTTGCTTTAGAAGGTCAGGAAGTAGTCACTACAACAAAGAGTGTATACCCACACTTAACATCTAATGAATCTGTTAGCATACAGTTAGGCTCACAAGACTTTGTAGGAGGTGCAGTACGTTGGAAGCCTGAAGTATTATTCAATCCTAATACTATGCGTAAAGTGGATATTAGGACAACTGGGAAACTATTATCATGGCGCATCAAGTCAACTGGTTTACTGCCATTTACTTTAAGTGGTTTGGATATAGAATATGTAACTAATGGGGTGAGATAATGGAACAACCTCCTTTTACAACATCACCAGAACTTAAAGAATATCTGGTCAGGCAACTAACATCAGTCAACTACAAGGCTGATGATCTGGGTAATTTAAGTTCATTAACTGCACTTCCAGCAAAACCATATGTAGGTAAAATTTATTATTTCGCTAATGCTATTTTGCCAAGCATTACTTATGAAGGAGCATGGGTATATACTTCATATGGTTGGACATCGTTATCATCAATGTCATCTACTCCTTATGGTGCGTTTGAAGATACAGTTTCACATACGGTAACAGCTAACACAGCTAATGCTATGACATTTAATACTACTGATTATAGTAGCAATGTCAGTATGGTTAGTGGATCAAGGATAACAGTTGCATATAGTGGATTATATAATTTGCAGTTTAGCACACAGTTTCAAAATACAGATACAGCACTACAGGACGTTAGTATTTGGTTGCGTATAAATGGTACAGATGTCGCAGGTTCTACAGGTTATATTTCTGTACCTAATAGTCATGGAGGTATAGCAGGACATAGTATTAACGGCTGGAACTTCTTTGTTAGATTAACTGCTGGTCAATATGTTGAAATCTGGTGGTCTACAACACACGCTGGTGTTACTATACAGGCATATGCAACAGGAACTTCACCAACAAGACCTTCAACTGCATCTAACGTAGTAACTATGACTTATGTAGCGCAATGAATAATTATAATATAGTAGCATTACCACCAACATTAGTAGAAGTCCTGTGGGATAAGATTGTTCCACATCTTAAAAAGGCTATTGAAATATCAAATGGTGAGCTTACTGAGGAAGGAATAAAAAGAGTTCTATTGTCAGGAAACAATATGGCACTTCTTATTTGTCGCAATGAGCATATTGTTGCAGTTCATACTTTAGAAGTAAGAGAACTTTCAGAAGGATTGCGTGTCCTCCATATTAACGCCATTGGTGGGGAAGAAATGGGCGCATGGTTCGAACAATATGTGCTTGTAATGAGAGCCATAGCAAAAGATTTAAACTGTACAGAAGTCAGAGGCTGTGCAGTTAGAAATGGTTGGCTAAGGTATCTTAAAGGATTAGGATTTGAAAAAATATCATCAACAGTTAGATTAAAACTAGGGGAATAACATGGCTGGCAAAATATATAAAGATTCATTCAAATTAAATAGAGCATGGGGAGATGGTCGTAGAGCTGCTCAAACAGGTTTGCTTATTGGCACTAACCCGTTTTCCGCTGGCGTTCCTGCTTACCAAGCATGGATAGACGGCTTTAACAACACTTTCGCATAAGGGGAAGGTCATGTCAGGCGGTGGAAGCTATAATCAAAGCAATGCAAACAACCAAAGTCAGTTTCAACAAAGAATACCAAAGTGGCAGTCTGACGCACTTACTCAAATGTACAATGCAGCATTTGGTACTTATGGTAATGTTGGAAACACCATTAATCAGCAAATGGGTGGAGCGCAAGATTACATTAACCAAACTAATCAAGCTGCAATGCCAGCCTGGCAAAACCAGTTAGGTGGTGGTGTATATCAAGGCATGGATAATGCCAATAGACTTTCTGAGTCATTACAGCAATCTTTAAATGCTCCAACCAACACACAAAGCATTTATTCTCAGATGATGGGTGGACAAGGCAATACCTATGCTGATGCAATGAAAGCTGGTTATGCTGCTGATGCTAATAGGGCAACTGCTAATATGCTATCTAATCTTGATGCAAGGGCAGCAGCTTCAGGCATGGCTGGCGGATCAAGACATGGGACTGCTACTTCTCAAGGCATGTATGATATTAACAGCAATTTGCAAAAGAATTTAGCAGATGTTGGTTACAATACTTTTGATAAAGACTTACAAAATAAACTTAACATTGCACAACAAGCAGATCAAGGGACTCTTGCCAGACAGCAATTAATGTCAAACATGCTAGTTCAGCAACAAGGCGTTTCTACTGGTGCTTTAGGCATGGGTCAGAATATGCAAAATCTTGGTATGGGTGCGTTTGCACCAGGTATGATGCCCTGGCAAAATATTAGTAACTATGCAAATGCTTTAGGATCACCAACAGTGCTTAATTCTGGTAGTAGTTCTGGAAGCAGTAATGCTATGGGTATGGGCGGTGGTGGAGGCGCTAAGTAATGGGTAGTTTATTGGAGTTATTAAGTGGCGGTGGCAGTCTTACTGATCTACTGAGAAAGAAGTCTATGGGTGGCACTGGCAATGCTATGTCTGGACAAGTTGCAGGTGCTGTATTACCACAAAGTTCATTAAACCAAGCATTAACAGGATCGCCAACAACTACTAATCCTATGATGTCATCAACAATAGGATCAGC